GACCATTACGCAGTATAAGAGTAACTGATCGTCCACCTGTCAGCACCTGTTCATACGAATACTTACGCCACTGAAAAGACGATGTTGTTGGATTGATTGCACGGTTCAGCCAAGCACCAATGCCATCTGTGACACGCTGGTTCCCGCGATATACTTCTAAAGGCAGGCTGGCCAATGTTCCTGAGATAAAATTAACCGCAGCCCATACCGCGGGCACGCCGAGCGCGTTGTCGATATTGACGGTCACGCCAGCGGAGGATTGAAAATCGCCCCACCCCATAATGTGCAAAAAGTTTTCAGCAGACACAGGGGAATTAGGGTTTTCGAGTGAACGCACCTCAGCTTTTTTAAAGTTGTCAAACAGACCCATGGTGTGGTTTCCTTTAAGTCAGGGAGTTTGAAAATGAATAAACGGCGCGTAATGCAACTGCGAAAGCAGCTTGCAAAAGAGTTCAATGATACAACTGGTTTGTCACCTGATAACCGTCACGAATGGGAGCAATGGCTTAAGCAAAATGGCCACTGGCCGATAATCCCCAATAAAAAACAAACAACCGCGCAACCATTCTGTGTTCAGGTTGCAGACAAGATTGTTAAAGCCGAATACCGTGACGACTAACTTGGGTGCCATTCTTCATTGTATAATCTGGCCCATCTTGATTTCGATTACACTACTCGCGATTGAAGGCAAGCTGATCGGTACTTGGTATTACGACGACTTCGTTGGCCCAGCACATACACTATGGTTTTTAGGTATGTGGTTGCTAGGTATTGTGCCTTTTTTAATTATCGTTGCGGCAGCTCATTTTTTTAAACGTATTCTTAAACTGCCAACTTAAAATCTGGATCGTCCCACGGCGAAGTTGGTTGTATTAAGTCGTCCGCACTCATGCACCCTAACGCCATCGCCAGAGCAACCAGTCCGTCGATTTTACTGTTGCTGTAACAACACATACATTTTTCTCAAATGTTTATCGATACGATTTTTGTACAAAAATGTGCTAATATTAAAATAAAACAAAATCTAAATTGAGGCAGCCCAGTGACTTTTGTAACGCAGAAATTGCGCACTATTAGGTTTTTTGAATTAGCTAATACGCAGAGTTTGACCAATCCAAGACTGCAACGCTTTGCTTTGGCATTTATTGTATTGTTTCCTGAATTACCGATATTTGTTTGGTACTTAGCGACGCATGTTTAACAAACATTAAACTGCCAACTTAAAATCTGGATCATCCCAAGGCGACGTCGGCTGCACTGCGTCTTCTGCACTCATGCATCCCAACGCCATCGCCAAAGCAACCAGTCCGTCAATTTTTGAGTAACTTTTGGCTTTGTGCAGCTTCCTGTTTCCAGCAGGATCAGATTGCACGACCGCACCCGCCGCGCACATGTTTAAGATTGGGTTGCCACCGTGGCACAGCTTGCGCTCTGCGACTAAGCGTTCGAGTTTATCTACGGCTGGCGACATGTCGCGAAAACCTTGGCCAAACGGCTGCATCGGTATCTGTGCGCCAATGTTGTCCAACTCGCGGGTAAAGTCATTGATGCGCCAGCGGTCATAAGCCAGCAATTGCAGATCATAGGTGTCGGCCAGTTCGGCAACAGTCTGTGCGACGACTGCAGGCTGTATGACTGGCCCGTCTATCGTTGTTAGGTATCCTTGGTCGGCCCAGAGATCATAGGGAGTTTTCTCTGCTTGGGATTTATCGCGCAGCCCATCGGAAGGGAGAAAGAAATGAGGCAGCACGTGGTATCTGTCGGATTTAGGGAAAACGAGAACGAGAGCGGTTAAATCGCGGCTCGCCGACAAGTCCAATCCAGCAAAGCAATAATCTCCAGGCACGACTTCGGGATGCGCAGAATTAGCCTCCCACTCTGCCCGTGAAAGGAAAGGCGACTGCGCCTCAATCCGTTGATTGAGATACAACCAGCGGAATGAGTTAGCCTTTGCAGGCAGACGTTCTGCTTGCTTGGCAAAATCTTCAATATCAGTAAGCGATCTGAACTGCGCCATTGCAGGGTTCGCTGCGGCCCAGGCATTTCGATCTGTGATCTCACAATCTTTCGGTGCGGTGTATAGATGCGACACGATCCTTGGATCAGCAGAGTTCGCAGCATCGTCCAGCCACAGCGAGAACAAGTCACCGTCCGTGGCGGCTTGGGTGCTGATGGCGATCAAAAGAGGATGCAAATGAGCGCCCTGCGCCGTTTCAATAGCCTCCACGAACGGATCGTGAGGACCACGCACCTGCCCGACTTCGTCGAGCACAGCCAAGGTAGGGGATAGCCCGTGCGCGGTCCCCGCTTCAGCAGAGATCGCTTTGTATTCAACATTACAGGGCAAACCGACCAATGACTTCTGGCTTGGTACGATACGCACAATTTTTATCAGCTCATCAGATAGTCTGACCATCTTTTCAGCAAGTTTAAAAACCAGTGACGCCTGATCGCGGGATCGCGCACCACTGATGATCTGACTGTTCTGCTTGGCCTCTGGTCCTACCAAATGCGCCAATACAATTGCTGCGATCAGTGCCGACTTGCCGTTTTTGCGAGCCACTGACAGGTAAGCACGGGACGTACCTGCAGGATTATCGTAGACGTCCAAAACAAACTTACGCTGAAAGTCTAACAGCTTAATCGGCTGGCCAACTTTGCTACCTTCTGGGATCAGACAGTAGCGTTCAATAAACTGGCAAACTTTTTCTCCGCGTGTTTTCATTTTATGGTATGCTCACAGCAACTTTCGGGAAACAAAATGAAATACATTTTTTGCTGCAATCTGTTTATTAAGTACCCAAGTTTTAGCCAACGAGGCGATTATTGACTGCATAGCCACTGACGTTACGCATATAGCAGGCTCTAAAGTCGATACTGAAAGCGACTTTGTAAAAGATAATTTGCAGCGCAACTATCGATTGGTAAGGCCAAGCGAAAATACTATTGGAATTATTTGGAATTATGGCCAAGAAAACGAAGACATTTTTTATTTCAATTCCCTAGGTGACAATTGGCCAACTAACAACGATTACGCGTTACAAGATATTATTAGAGATATGTACTTAAAAGTGGATACAAACTTATTTACCAAAGGTGGCGACGCGACACTTGTTGCTTCGGGCTTGCGATTTACTACAGTTTGGTTTTTCAAGTGCAAGATTTGACCCACTGCGGTCTTGCAAGCAAACCATCATCCAACGGATTATCGGCCTCAATGGCTTTGGCAATTAGTGTTTTCTTATTAGCAACGTGAGCCTCTTCGCGCGCCCGCGCGTTGACGCCCAGTGATCGACGAAGCGACAGCAGGTCAGATGTTAGGCTTTTAACGATCCGTGTACGCGGGTTCTCAACGGTCGTGCCGTTTTCGCGCACTGCAATGTAACCCTCTTGACGCAACGCTTGTTGCTCTGCGTTTAGGTCATGCATCGTCCGCGCCATCATTGCTGCAATCTCAAGTGCATGTTCAGTCCATTGACTACGTGCAAACTCACCAATCACGTTGTGATAAAACGGGATGTCTGTGTCGCTCAGTGGCACATTGCTGGGCACAGTGATTGGCACTGCGGACTTCGCCATAATCTGCGCTGCATTCTCTTTGCTGTCGGTGCGTTTACGAGCCATATCGTGAGAAAAATCCTAGTTAGCAGAAAAAGACGACTGGGGACGCCGGTTTGTGTGTTAATGACTTTCGTCTTTGACCCACCCCCTGCCTACATGTAAAATGTCAGGTAGGAGAGGAGTTATGTCTAACAGTAAATTCGCCTTCTTAATTCTCGTTATTGTCGGGGTTGGAGTTATGATCGCTTTTGGACCAAGGTTTTTGGATCAAAAGCAAGTCGAGCGTGATAATAGTGCGGACTGCATGTTGTATCGCACTTATATGCAGGCGGCACTTCAATATCAGCAACTGGGTGATGATCCTGCAAGGGACGCTCAATTAACAAAAGCAATTGAAAGACAAAAAGCAGGCAACTGTTCTGATTTCTTTTAGCCGACGCTAGGGTGTCTTGGATCAACGGGCCAACCGTCTGCGCCTATCGTTGTGTCGTAACCCAGTGCCTCAGTCGATTGGATGTCGCCACTGTGGCAAGTCCAACAGACTGACTGCAGATTATGCAGATCAAAGAACAACTCCAGATCACCCTTGTGCGGTTTAAGGTGGTGTACGACCGCGCTGCGTGGGTGATCCCTACCCGCTTGTAAGTGTGCGCCACAGCCGCTGTGCTGGCATCTGTATTCGTCCCGTGTGAGTGCCTGACGCCTTTGTGTTTTCCAATGTTTGGTGCTGTAAAGCGTGCGGTATGTCTGTGCTTCAGCACTCCGTTTTCCGCTCATTTTATGCTGCATATTGTTTATTGTTGACGATGGTATACAAAATGTAGATTGTTTGCTGCAGGGGGTTGCCCCCAACACCCTAGGGGACTGGCTAACGCTGCCTATATGAGCTGTTGGTCCCCGCCGAACTTTTTTCTTACATAAAAGTATACCTATGTATTCGTTGAATTAATGAAATTAACCTTCATTTTAACGATCATGTCACAAAAAATTTGCTATTCCTGCGAAGCCGTTTGTAACTCCATCAGCGAGGAGTGTCCGAGCTGTGGAACACGTTTAGCAGCCAAGGTTACTAGTGACTTTAATCCACTACCGTTTATCGCAGCAGTTTGCGCATCGTTCCTGATGATTGGTGTACTGGTCGGGGCTGCGGCATGAACTACACACCCCGCGTAACAGCCAAAGCAATTTTGAGTTTACTCGCTTGCTGCGGTGTAATTGGATATGAAGTTGTCGCTGTAATCTAAGTGACCAAACTAAACCTAATTCCAAAACATTGGCTGAACGTCCAGTGCAGCAAATACCGCCACGACATGAACGTACCTGTTCAACGCTTCATAGACCGTGGCATCAACGACATTCAGCAGATCATAGAAAAGTCAAGCTGTTCGCACTAACTAACCCCAGTCGCACGCACACGCACGTACGCGTAGACCCCCATTCAGCAAAGACACGCAAGTGTAATGCGCGCGCGAGGCAGCTAAGAATTAGGTTGGTCTCATTTTACTCGCTCTATCGTTTCTATATGCTAACCTTGGCACACATAATTAGGAACGCTTTCATGCCAGAGATCAGACGAACGATTATGAATACCTTCAAAGATGCGCAAGATTGCCAAATGTTTGTGATGATACTCAAGCAGAAATGGTCTGAGTTCGACGCTGAGTTGAAGGATAAATTTACCGTCGAAATTGCAACAGACGTGAGTGATCCATGTAAGCAAACTGCTGTTTGGACTGCTCAGGAAGTAGAAGACTTTAAGATAGTTGATGAATGGACCAAGTCAGAGGTTCTGCCTTACAGAGATAAATTTGCGCCAAAGTCTTTTACCTTCACCTGCGAATTGGACGCTCGCTTCGAATTTGGCAGTAATTGATTTCTCTGCGGCAGCAGGAATTAAATGTATTTCAACATAGAAACGTCAAAGTGTTAACGTAAAAGAATGCACGCAGGGAGTTATTAAATGTTTACTGAAAAAGAGTTTATCTCCGAAGGTTCAATCTTACGGGGCAGATGGTATTACGCTCAAGATAGGAGTGATGCCCCATGCATAATAATGTGTCATGGCACTTCTGCGACGATTAAGATGTGTTTGACGGACTATGCATCTGAATTTCAAAAAAGGGGCTTTAACGTATTTCTTTTTGATCATGCTGGATTTGGCAGAAGTGACGGAAAAGAACGTCAAATAATTAACCCTTGGGTACAAGCTAAAGGTATCGCAGATGCTGTTTCATTTGTGAAAACAACTAAGGAGCATAACAACGGAAAAATTGTCCTTTGGGGCGATAGCTTTGCAGGTATGCTTGTCCTCACAGTTGCAGCATTAGTTGAGGGCATAGCGGGCATAGTTTCATTTACTGCTTCCTGCGGTTTGAATGTTATGAATTTTGAAACTCCTGAAGACGATTTTCAGACATTGAAAGAAATATTTAACGCTGGAAAATTTGAAGAATTGGAAGACTTTTCAAGAGAAGGCCCTATGGCCGTTGTTTCGTCGGACCAACAATCCAACCCTTCTCTTCTGACACCAATACAAGCATTTAAATGGTTTATCGATCAAGGCGGTAAATTTAACAGTGGTTGGGAAAATCGGGTAACTAGGGTGATACCTCGTACTCCTGTGCCATTTACACCATTACTTACTGCTCCATTCATAAGCGTACCAGTTTTAATGATGATTGGAAAAAATGATGAGATGCCTCTGATCAGCCGGGATGTGCAGCTGGAAGTTTTTCAACGAATTAAAAGCCAAAAAGAATTTTATGAAATAGATGGGGGACATTTCGGCGCGATATATCCGAAATCTGATTTATTTTATGAAGCTATCTCGAAGCAGAGTTCGTTCATAAATAATATTGTTTGACTGATAGCCTCAGCTGAGAACGTCATAAGTGGTGCGAAGAATACCACCCAAGTTTAACAATTGCGGAATGCTCTAAGGAAGCGGGTTGGTGATGCAGGCACACAAATTGACCCAGTCGCGCACGGGCGCACGCGTAGGCCCCCCAATTCAGCACAGATGATCAAGTCGCGCACGCACGCGCGAGGCAGGCTAGAGCACAATAAAGCACAAGGTCGCGCGCGGGCGCGTGCACTTTGCATTTTCGCAGTGCATCGACAACAAAAGGGTGGATAAAAAGGTGTATTAAAACCACCAATAACAATTAATATATTGTTTTATATAAATTTTATTGAAATGAGTGGTGCGGGTGGAGGGACTTGAACCCCCACGCCAACTCCAAGATGGCACCATATCTATTCCTGTGTGTAACTTACACGG